CCTTTCTTCAGCATTCAATATAGTTAATTCTGTCTTACCATTCATATAGTCAGCTACTGAATAAAGGTAAAACTCCTCACTTTTCATAGTCTCTTTATTGTAGTATGTACCATACAACAAATACAAAGTATTTCTATCTGCTTTAAGTGCGTTTTCTGGTTTAATATTGATATTAAAGTATTTCATATTATACACCTTTTATAAGTTTATATTCTTCTTTGGTTATTTCTGGAAATAGCTTTACTACTTCTTCATAAGTAGCAATTTGTTTAATAAGTGTTTCTATAGTTTGCATAGTCTTTTAATTTTCGTATGTTACCTAAATATCTTTTATGTATATGCTGTTAGTGGTACATTCTACCAAAAGTTCAACTGATCCAGTAGCTTTATTAAAGTCAAAGCTTAAAGTTCTAGGGGTCTTACCACCTACCTTAGTTATATCTTGCTTCTGGTGTATTTTACCCACAGCTACTGTTACACTACCAGCTCCTGCACTAGCATTTGTAAAGTATGTTACCGTTATATTAGTTACCTTACTGAAAGCTTCTTTGGAAGCACAATAAGCACCAGTATATTTACTTGTAACTTGTACCCCATTAACAAAAGCATACCCTCTCTTACCACAATACCAGCCCATTTCTTCATCTTCCCAAATGTCACTAGTAAAGGTAGAAGTATATGTTTCTGTTTCGTATTCTCTGGGATCACCAGCATAGTTACAAATATCAAAAGGGGCTATAATGTTCACCCTACAATAAGCACCAGCTAAGTAGTCAGCAAACTTCTAGCTGAATGGTACATACTGAACTGGGTAAGTAACTTCTAGGTCTTCATCTAAACTATTCAGAATGGTTTGTAGTACATTTACTGAATCTGTATAAATAGCTTCACTATTAGACTTATCTTGTAGCAGTCGATCAGCATAGTAAAGTACTACAGCATACTCAGCATTATTTTCATTCCTAGTAACCGTTTCTACAGCTATATTAACACTTGCAAACTTTACTTCTGCACTATTCCAGTTCAAGTAAACATCTTCAGAGCATACACTTCTTACCATTGGTAAAGAAGCAGCTACTTCTTTGATATGCTGTATCAGTTCTACCATATTCATATTAGCACCCTCCCAAATATATTCCAGTATTATAGCTCATTCTATTGCTGTGCATATCAGCTATAGAATCGCAGCTATTATATTCTGGGTAACTGTTACTATTAGCTATAAGAAAGTCACTCATTCTATTTGCGTAGAAGCTAGCTTTATTCTCATAGTATTCTACTATATACTGGGTTTCTTGTAATGTAGGAAGTGTAGTGTTTTCTGAAGTATTCTGTACCAGTCCAGCATTCCTTATTTTATAAGCTAGTGGGATTTGTATATCAGCCATTACTTTCATTTCTAAATAAGGAATAACATAGGAATCTAGCAAATCGAAATACTGCTCATCCCCTCCATTTTCTACTACTTCCAGAAGCTTATTATATAGCTTAGTTCCCAGAAGGGGCTGTAAGCCTATTTCCTAAGCTGTCTGGATCGCAGGGAAAATATACATACTATCTACATTGTTATTTATAAGGCTGTCTTCTTTCAGCCTTTGCTCACTTAATAGTAATACTTTCATACTTCCCCCTCCAAACTAAACGGTACAATACTAATAGAACTATCTAAGCTAAATATCTTATCAAAGCTTCTAATAATATCCTTCTGAATACCTCTAATGGTAGTAGTGTTATATAGTTCAAAAGCTTCTAGAAACTCTTGCTTATTAAAACCAGTACCTTCTAAGCTATAACCGAATAGCTGAGGAATACACCTAAAAGCTACAAAAATCTCCTTAAAGGTAGACTGTCTTAAAGCATCGTATTTCTAATCGAAGGAATCATCTTGTATTCTTTCTACTGTTACCCCATTATCTTTAGAATCGTTGAAAGAAACCATAAACTTCCCAGCATTATCTGTACCAGTAAACTTCTCCTTTATTCTTCTTTCTATATCCTCTTGCACATCATCTGAAGGCTAGCCATTATTGAAGTTAATAATGAAGTTGCTAGAAAAGTTATTCAGAATGCTATTCAAGTGGAACTTGCTAATTTCTGTACTGGTTTCAATCGCAGCTAAAGCTCCATTATATCTAGGTATAGGGTAAGCACCTCTGGAAATATGACCATTAAAGTAGAATACACTAGTACCTTTTCTGCTATTCTGATCAAACAGCTCATAGGTAATAAAGTCCTTTGAATGTCCTACCCAGTCTTCAGAATAAAAAGCTTTCGTACATTCCTTATCTAGTCTTACATTTCTAAAGTCTAGCCAGTAAAGCTCAGCTACACTTCCCAGCTTATTAAAAATTACTTGCAAAGCAAAGCCGCCAAATATGAAGTAATCTATAGCTAGCTTCTTAATAAGGTCTTCTAGTGTTTCGCCATCTTGATTTATCTTATCAGCTATGGGTATTGTGCTACTTATACTGTTACCCATTACATAATCTACACTACCATTTATTATAGACTGAAGTATAGCAGATCTTAAGTATAATTCCCATAAATATTGTGGGAACTGGTTATTATTACCATAATTCAAGTAAGGCTTACCAGCATTTTGTTTTTCAACAAAGCTAGGTACTTCCTTAGTCTTCTGGTTGTAGCATTTTATATTTGTCTTTTCCATTATATTGTAGTTTTAGATTTGAAGTATTATTCATAACTAAGCCCGATCTAGAATAACTACCATAGGTTATAAGTCCAGTTTCAAGTATTACATCTTCACTAATAAGCTTATATGAATACTCGCCTTCTGCAATTTCCTTATTAGCCAAAGGGAAGCTATAGAAGAAAGGATTAGTAGATATGTTACCCATTTCATCTACCAAAGTAAAGGTAGTAGACATACTAGAAGAAAGAACTAAGCTATAAGTATTGCAGTCTACTTTAGTATGTCTGGGAATGGTAATAATGTCTGTGTTTTTGTCTATATATACCATACCTATAAAAAGATAAAGGGGTAATAGTTCTTAGCTATCACCCCTTAAAAATTATTCTGCACTTACTGGAGCTGCTTCAATAGCAGAAGCCAAAGCAGTAGCATCAACTTCATAAGGAAGCTCTCTAGAGGTGTCAGTTAAAGTAATATCATAACCATTTAAGTCTGTGTTTGCAGTACCAGTTGAAGCTGTACCAGCTGAAGCTTCTACTGGGTTATCATAACCCATATACCAGTACTTACCATTACAGTCTTTTACAATAGCTACACATTCATTCATCAAAAGAGCCATCATTTGAAGTCTCTTATTAGTTTCCAGCTTCATAAACTGTAAGGTTAATTCTGACTGAAAAGAATTACCTGAGGTTTCTGAAGTTTGAAGTGTAGAAGTTAATGAGCCAGTATTTTTTCTAAAGCGGAATGTCTTAAACTTAGAACTATCCTCGCATACAACAGCTGAAATCTTACCATCAGTTAAAGTAGGTTTCACTTTGCTATACTCGTTAATGTAGACTTCCTTAATACCGCCCATACTATCTTTACACCCCACATTTAATCCGCTTAAAGTATATGTTGAGCAAGCCATTTTATTTACAATTTAAGAAAGTAGGGCTTGTAACCCTACTTTCAAGTTAAACTTATTAGACCAAATAAATTACTTGATCTGGGAAGGCAATCTGTGTGCCTGCATTAAACGAAATCTTCAATCTGAACTCAGAATTATCTTTACTATACCACAAATCGAAAGCTTCAGCATCATCTTGCATATCTACACCGTAGTACAAATTAGCTGGATCAGCTGCAAGAATAGCACCAGTACCATTCAAGCCAGAAACAGCTACTACTTTAGTATTTACTGACTATGGGAAAATCATAGTAAGGTTAGCTTTGTCTACATCTGGAATAGCATTGAGTGCATTTCGCTTAGCACAGTCTAAAACCAAATCTCTAAAGGTGTCCATACCCACAAAAATTACTGCTCTATCCAAAATCTCAACTGGGATAGCTTGGTAAACAGCCAGTACTTTTGTGTAGGTATCAGCATTAGCTTCTACAGCTGGGACAGCTGTACCTTCAGCTTTAGCAATAGTCAAAATACCATCGAAGGCATCAGAAGCTTTAGTAGCATTCCAAATAAGGTTTTCTACTTGATCCTTCACAGATTCTACCACCTTACTTGTAATCTGCTCCTCATAAGGCAAAACTTCTGCACCAGCTTTAGCTAAGGTTTGTACATTCATAAACTTCTGTACCAAATCACGCTCGCAAAGTGCCATATTTACTTTATACTTACCTACTTCTAAAATTCGTTGAGTAAAGGTTGCATCACCATTAGCATTCCAGCCGCAAGTGTTAGCTTGTAAAGTAGGATTTGTGTCCAAAATATTCAAAGCTGCACTATGCTTAATACCAGTTTGAATATTCAAATACTTAATAGTCGGTGCTGAATAAACCGACTTAGAGAGCAAGTCGATTTTGTGTTGATCAACATACTCTGGTAAACTAGATACATTAAATGCCATAATAATAAGTTTTATTGAAATTGATAAAATTTAAGTTCACTATTCTTTACTGTAACTTCCTTAATCTGTTCTTTTGCAGGTTTAGCTACAGACATCTTCATCTCTTCCTCGCTTTTAGTTTTGTCTTCTTCAAGCTGCTTAATCTTTTCTTCTAATTCTTTAATAATAGCTTCCTTCTCTGCAAGCTGGGCTTCAAGTTCAGCTATTCTAGGGTCTTCAGTAGCTTCCTCTTGTGCTACTTCTTCTGTAGTCTCCTCTGGAGCTACTTCTTCAAGTGATTCTACTTTGCCTTCTTTAACTACTATAATTTTGTCAGTAGTACGGTACTCGGCATCTGGGGCTGGTTTAAGTTCACCTTCTTCTTCAATGAACACCTCAGTACCTACAGCTAAGCTATCCTCATACACAAGCTTAATACCGTCTGTAGTTTCTAAGCTAGCAAGTTTAAGAATCAGTTTGGCTAATTGAAATAGTTTGTTCTTAATCATAATATGTTATTTAGCTAGTAATTCATCTAATAAGCTAGTCACTTCTTCATCGAAGCTAAGCTCAGCATTCTTATTGCTTTCTGGCTGTCTAGTAGGGGTTAGCTTATACTGTGAAAGGTTGAATATTCCTTCTAGGCTGAAGCCATTAAAATGGTCAGTATTAACTATTTCATTCCAGAGCTTTTCATCTTCCACTTTGAAAGTACAAAATAAGCTCCCATTAGGCACATCTTCAAAGCCAGTAGGACTTATACCCTTATCCACATCTTTTATAAAGCATTCTACCATAAAGACAGAATTAACAAAGTTCTCTGGGTTATGTTCTAGGTTTACAGAATTAAATAAGCCATTCTTAGCATAGCGATCTACCATAGCTTTAATAGTTTCTTTAGTAAACACTATGTAGTATTCACCCTTCACATCATCCCTTCTGTAAATGGGTGTATCAGCTAAACAAACCACACCAGTTACTTTATGTTCAGCTTCATTAGCTAGCTGTAGCTTTATCGGCTTATCCTCACTAAAACAAAGAAAGTTCTTCTGTACAGCTGGATCAGCTACCAAAGATATAGCTAGCATTCCTTCAGCATCTTCTAGATTAATGTAGTAAATTTTCATAATATACAAATTTCCAATAGTAATAATATAATCAAACAGCTAACTTTAGATATTTAGAACTTTGATTCATTTTCGGCTACTTCTACCTTACTTGAAGTGTCTTTTATGTCACTTTCTGTAACATACACTTTTGTATTAGAAATAGCATTTTCAATAGAAGCACCCTATACATCTTGTGTATACTGTACTGGTGCATTCAAAGAAGCTATAGCTGAAGTTGAAGCATTAGCTGAGCTACCAGACTTACTACCACTTCCTTCGAAAGTTTGCTGTTTTATCTTAGCTATCTGTACTGCACCCAAAGCAGCTGTAGCCGCTGTTTGAATAGCACCCAGAATAAAGGAAGCTGGAGCTGGTAAAGCCATTGAAGAAGTCCAAGCTCCCATAATACCAGCTAACATAGTCATAGTAGCCTAACCGATCTGAAGCCTTTTCTACTGTTCGAAACCTTCTCTGGTTGTAGTGTCCTATTCATCGGCTACTGCACCTAATATATTACTTACTACACCCAAAGAAGCAGCTGCAATATTTGCGTAACCCTACCAACCTTTACCACCTTCTTTAAGTTGGTTTCCGATCGTAGCCATTAAAGCAGAAACACTACCTAAAGTGTTAGCCCATTCAGAAGAAATACCATTACCGATACTAGCTAATTCTGAAGCTGTCTACTGGGCTATAGCTAAGCTGTCAAGTGTAGCAGCTATATAGCTATCTACCTTTTGCTGGTTTTCCAGTAGCTTCTCTGTGGTAGTATCTACAATAGTTCCCAAAGTCTCAGCTAACATATCAGCATACTCCTAGCTATTTAAGATCTGTTCATCTTCAAGCCCCTATAGCTTAGTGTAAAATTCATTAGCTGCATTCAGCCTATCTACATTAGCATTTGCTTCTATCTGTCTAATTTTGCTATTATATTCACTTAAAGAAAGCTAGCTTTCTTCATATTGCTTCATAACTAGAAGCTTCTGCTTATCTATGCCTTCCTAAATGATAGCTTCTTTAGCTGACTGTTCAGCTTTTAACTGTAATATCTTCTGCTTTAGTTCTTCTTTCGGATCTACTGCTTCTTCTACTTCCTTTGGTGTCTCTACTGTTACTTCTTCTATTTCCTTTTTCTGGGACTTCATAGAAGCTATAATTTCAGCCCTTTGAGCATTCACTTCTCGTAAGCCATTGTTATAAGCAATTTGCTGCTCATACACCTTTGCCTAAGCTTGTGCTAAGGCATCATTAGCCGCAGCATCATTAGCTGACTATGCAGCCCTTCCTTCAGCTATTCTAAGTTCTTCTTTAGCTATTTCTAGGTTATTCTCTAGCTGTTTTTTGTAGTTAGCTGTATAGGTATTTAGGAAGGCTAGCCTTTGTTGAGCTGTATACTTATCTTTCTCAGCTATCTTAGCTCTGGCTTCACTTCCTTCTAATTCCAGCTTCTTATTTTCTACCAGTATTTCTCGCTTCCTTTTGGCTAGATCCTGCTCAGCTTTAGTTAATTCTTTTTCTACAGCTACTGTAGCTTTCGCCTTAGAAAAAGCATTTTCAATACTATTAGCAAAGTCATCTAAACCTAAGCTTCTGGCAAATTCAGCAAACTTCTTAGCTACCTTCTCTATCCAAATTGAAACACTACCAAACTTAGCTATAACATCGGCTACTAATGTACCTAACTTATCAAAGATATTTGAAATAGCTGTACCAGCTGCTCGCAAAGGGGCAAAAGCTAGTGTTACTTTGTTTAGGTTTTCTTCATTACCTTTAATAGCTTGTGCTATTTTGGTTACGATCAAAACAATTCCAGCTAAAGCTAACATCAAAGGGTGCTTCAGAAGCAAGTTCATTCCCTAGCGAACTTTACCCAGTCCAGACTGTAAAGTAGCACAGCTACCACCCATAGCAGTAAAGGCTTCCTAGAATGACTGTGCATAGTTACCCACATTTCTAGAAAATACACCATTAGAAGCATCCAGACCTTTTAGCTCATCATTTATACCATTTATTTCTTCAGCATACTTAGCAAAGGTAGCCCTACCTTCTTCTGTCGAAATATCTACATTCTTCTGCTCAGCTTTTAGCTTAGCCATTTGGGCTACTAAACCATTATAGGTAGTAGTTAGCTTACCAGTAGAATCTACAGCTCCTTTCTAAGCGGCTGTTAAATCTATTTGGGCTTGCTGTAGCTTCTATGCTGTTTGGGTAGCTTCCTCGCTACCCACAGCATAATCATCCAGCTGCTTCCTTAAAGCCGCTATCTGAGCTTTAAGGTCTTTAATACTTTTACCAGCTGCTTCTGTATCTATTGTAATAACTCGTTTTTTATCCATATTCAAAGCTTTTAAGGTGAAACTAAAAGAACTGGAATGTTTACAGTCTTTTCTCCATTGGTTAATACTATTGTACCGTCTTCATCGTAATCATCCCTCATTTCAAAGTTAATAGGGACTTTTGTACCAGTAGGAAGTGTACCACTACCAGACTGACCATTTACAAGTAAAGACTGAAGGCTATAGTTCTTATCCTACCAGCTAACAGTAGTATTTGAAGTAACATAAATGGTCTTAGAAGTTCCAGCTTGCTCAAGTCTGATGTAGTCTATCTCCTCATCCCATTCAGTAGTACCATTATTTCTAAAGTAAACCTTAAACACCTTAGTTAATGGTAATACTACTATGTCAATAATCATACTTTCGCCTATTTCGTTGATCAGCTGAATTTGTCCATCCCTTCTAGTATCTACAATAGAAGAAAGCTCAAAAGTAACTGGGATTTTAGTACCAGCTGGGAAGGTTTGACCTCCTGGCACAGTATCACCATTAACCACTACATCTACTTCACTCAAATTACTAGTAAGGTATTTAACTTTAACATCTGTACCAGAAGTAACATAAATGGTCATTGTGTTCTTTGTGTTACTATCCAGCTAAATATAATCATCGTGCCTATTCCACTAGCTAGTACCACCCTAGTTATAAACTTCCAGTACATAGTTTGGTACTAGATAAACTGGAATTTCAATCTACCTACTTTTATTGGTTAATACTACAGTACCAAAAGCTTCTTCATTACCTACCATTTCAAAAGTAACTGGAACTTTAGTTCCAAACGGTATAGTTCCACTTGCTTTTACACCATTTACCTTTAGTGACTGTAAGCTTAGTTCTTCATCATTCCATTTAACAGCTGCATTAGCTGTAACATAAATAGTCTTACTGTCACCTACCTTTTCTAAACGAATGTAATCAAGCCCATCTTCCCACTCTGTAGTACCATTATTTCTGTAGTAAGCTTTTAGTAAGTCACTAGCTGCAAAGTAGACATCAGTATAGCCTTTAACATCTTGTATAGTTATTAAGTCTACCTTTGTACTACCATTTGAGGTAATGTCATAGTCATATATTTTATTAACCATATACAGCTAATTCTGAATAGTCACAAACTTATTAAAGCTGAAGTTAATATAGTCAATAGGCTTAAGCCGCAAATAACAGCTTACCAGTTTATTTTGTACATTGTACCTTTCGTTTAGGTAATCCTTCCAGAAGATTTCATATATTCCTTTTGCCTTACTTAAGTCAGAAAAAGTATAGTTCTCTTTGGGCTTTGTAAACAGACATAAGTAATCATCCTTAGAAATAGAAAGTTTAGGATAAGTTGTAGCTTTTATGCTACCTACATTCTAAGCATAGAAGAACTTATTACTACTGGTTTGTAATACGGTATCATCGCTTAAGTAAACTGGTCTAAGGTTAATGTTTGGGTCTGTATCAAAGTTGTTAATACCATCATCAAAGAATAGCTAGCCAAATACATCTACTTCTTTTCTGTCTTTGTCTTTATTCTCTACAAATGCTTCATTTTTAGAAACACTATAAATTACATTCTGATCAGAATAAATATTACTCCAGCTCAGTACATTGTTACAAGCTACTATACCTACATTAGTCTCAGGGAAAAGCTTTTTAGTTTCGCTGTTAAACTGGTAATCTGTATTAAGTCTCATTTCACCATAGTTTACACCATACTTCTTCTTATATTCCCCATTTCTAGCTGTAGGGTTATCTTTGTAATTGAACAGTAAGAACTTCGAATCAGTTATTACTGGCTATATAACAAAGTCCTTTGATAAGTCTAGCTTATCTGTCCAGTCTTCTACTGTATAATCCTTAAAGAAAGTGGAATAAGGTATATACTTTATTTGTTTGCTTTTATCATCTACAAACACACCAATTCTAAACAGCTTGCAGTAGTTTAGTATTTGATCAAACACATTATACTCATTATTCCATAGGTCATTTAAGGTAAAATAGCTATAACTCTTTTTGTGGTTCTCTTTAACTTCTGTACCTAATATTAATCCAGTAGGAACTAAAGAAACTGTAGTAGAAGCTGTACCTAAGCCTATAGGGTTATTATTGTTATATAACCATTTAGTAGTTATAGCTAGTTTACATTTCCTATTAGTATAACTATTTATAGCTGTCATATCACTTATACCCACACTAAATTTCCAGCCTTTTTCAGACCTTCCACTTAGTACAGTTGTAGAAGAAGCATTTGACTCTAAACCACACACAACATCCATAGCTGGAACTAATGACTTTATAGTAGTATTTGAAGTACCAGTATAGTAGCACATTATATTTTTACCACCTAGTTTAGTACCGTCATCTTGTACTAAATGTACATTTACAAATAAAGCATTATCAGCATTCCAGTAAATGTTAGGGTAGCTAGAAGATCCCTAGCGACCTAGTACACAAAAATCCAGAGAAACCTATTCAAAACGAATAACATCGTTTAGCTCCAGTTCGATATAGCCAGTACTGAAGTCCATTCTTTCTACAGTTTCAGCTGAGCTAGAAGTATTTACCGTTATTGGTATGTTTTTCTCAGTAGCATAGTTATAAGTTCCATTGTAAGAAGTCCAGTTAATCTCACTATTAGTCAAATTGTAAACATAGCTATTCTTAATGTTATTACCACTTTCTGAAGCTAAAGGCTGAAGCATATAAACCAGATCCTTCCAGTATGGGTTAGCTTCATTAAACCAGCTCCAATCTAGATAAGGTGTATAACCAGTAACAGTTTTAACTTTCTCATTGAATATCTGGAAAAGCTTATTAAAGTAGATATAAGGAAGCTGAAGGTAGCTTCTAAATTCCCCAATATCTCT